AAAAAAGTTCTGTGAGGAGGTTCTGAAGATGCGAGATATCCTGGAATTGAGAGGAAAACGGAAAGCGCTGTGGGAACAAGCCAATGAAATTCTGGAGAAAGCCAATAAAGAAAACCGCTCCCTGACGGGCGAAGAAGAACAAACCTTTGATCGGATTATGGCGGATATTGACTCGATTGGAAAGCAGATCGAGAAAGAAGAGCGGCTCCTCGATCTGAAAAAAGAAATGGATGCGCCCTTGACGGAACCCGTTGACACGGGCAGCGGGGCCGAAAAACGGACGCAAGATAAACAGGAGGCATACCGGGAAGCGTTTGTCACCTACCTGCGGCATGGTGTGGCTGGTTTGAATCCGGAACAGCGTTCTTTGCTGTCTTCTAACTTCGTGGAAAACCGTGCGCTGTCCGCGGTAACGGGGGCCTCTGGTGGTTATACGGTTCCGGAAGGCTTCTATAACCAACTGATTGACAACATGAAATGGTATGGCGGCATGCGGCAAGCCCGAACGACCGTCATTCAAACCAACAGCGGGAACAACCTCCCGATCCCGACGGCGGATGACACTGGAAATGTAGGTGCGATTGTCGCCGAGAATACCCAAGTAACGGAACAAGATACGACCTTTGGTCAAAAAATGTTGGGTGCCTACATGTTTACTTCCAAGATCATCCGCGTTCCCTATCAACTCTTGCAAGACAGCGCCTTTAACATCGAGAATTGGCTCCGTCAGAAGCTGGCCGAGCGGATTGGTCGTGCGACTAACCAATATTTCACCACCGGCACGGGAACCAACCAACCCGAAGGTGTGGTGACGGGTGCGTTGGAAGGTAAAGTGGGCGCGACGGGGCAGGTGGATGCTGTCACCTATGAAGACTTGGTGGATCTGGAACATTCCGTGGACCCGGCTTATCGTCGGCAAGCCCAATGGATGTTCCATGACACCACCCTGAAGGCGCTCAAAAAGCTGAAGGACAATGAAGGCCGTCCGCTCTGGGCGCCGGGAATTGCTGTTCGCGAACCGGATACCATCTTGGGATATTCCTATGTCGTTAACAATGATATGCCGGTAATGGGTGCGGATGCGAAGTCCATTCTGTTCGGCGATTTCTCCAGCTACATCATCCGGGATGTGCGGGGTGTTCAAATCCTTCGTTTGGAAGAACGGTATGCGGATTTCCTGCAAGTCGGCTTCCTTGCTTTCAGCCGTCATGATGGCGTGTTGGCTGATGCGGGTGCTGGTCCGATCCGTTACTACCAAAACGCTTCGGCTTAACGGTTAGAAGGTGGGTCGGGGGTTTCCCTCCCGGCCCTATCTTCTTTGTAGGAGGTGGCGCGAGTGTCGAAAAAAGTAAAGGTGAAAATGCTTACCAGCATGGCCGCACCCAATTGGTCTTTAGCTACTGGGGACGTCACGGAAGTTGATCCGAAGGTGGCCGACGCTTGGGTAAAGGCTAGGCTCGCCCAATTGGTTGAAGAGAAACAAATGGAAACCGCATCCATAAAAGCCCCGGAGAAGGCTGTTAAAAGACGCAAGAAGGGTGAATGACGATGACATTACAAGTCAATGCCCTTCTGTCAGTGGATGAAGTGTTCAACTATCTGAGGCAACCGTCGCCACCCGATACAGATCCGCTTTATACGCTGGTGGAATCCCTGATTAACCGGTCCTCTGACTATTGCGAGAGGTACATCGGAAATCCGATCATCAACAGGGAAGTCACGGAAATGTTGGACGGAAACGGTTCTAGCGAAATTCTGCTCGGCCATTTCCCGATCCAAGGTATTGTGTCGGTCTCGGTGGATGGTGCGGATGTGACGGCCAATGCCGACTTTTACAGGCATGGCATTCTATTCCTGAAGGACGGCAGCACCTTTACCACCGGACGGAAAAATGTCGAGGTTGCCTATACCGCTGGTTACGGAGAGAACAAAGACACCATACCGCAAGACCTGAAGCACGCGGCGTTGTTGATGGTTCATTTCTGGTTCAAACGGGACAGCCTTGATTATTCCACCACCTTCGGCGAGTCGGATATCATCACCGGGAATGCTGCTGGTGAAGTGGTCCGCTTTCCGTATGCAGCAATCCGGATTTTGGACGCTTATCGAAAGGTGATGATCTGATGAAAATCCGTGTTGATGTGGATTTTCTGAGAGAGTTTCCGCTCGACGGGGTGGATCGGGATATCATCCGAGAGGTGGCGGAAGAGGTTAAGGAAGAGGCCCGGGACAACGTACCCGAGCGAAGTGGTGAGTTGAAACGATCCATCCGCGTGCTTGACATAGATGGTCAATCTGCAAAAGTCGGTTCGGATTTGATCTATGCGCCCATTCACGAGTTTGGTGGGACTATCAGACCGAACAAGGGCGAAGTAATGCGCTACAAAATCGGTGGTCAGTGGGTGTCAATGCGTGGTGTAACTATCAAAGAAAGCCGGTATCTAAGAAAGGCCGCAAGGACTGTTGAAGGAAAAGTCCTGGAGATTGTTCGCCGAGTGTTGAAGGAGAGAGGGATCACATGAGCTTGTCAACCGTTAAAGGTGCGATCATGAACGTATTGAACGCCGTCCCAGATGTGGCGGCGTTTCCTTATGATCCGAAATCGTTTCAAAAGCTGCCGGCGATTACGGTGAACCTTCTTTCGCTGGAACAGCGTCGGCATTCTTATGGAATGGGACGGCCTCCCAAACATGAGATCACATACACGTTCGAGCTTCGTTTGTATGTGGCCATGGGATCCGATGCAGGGGCGGCCACCGAAACGATGGACATGTTGATTGACCGGTTTTTGGCGGAATTTCGGAAGGATCTCGGCCTTGGCGGTACTGTGCGGGATGCCGATATTACTCAGGGCCAATTGTCGGCGGTTACTGATGTGCGAAACCCGTATTACCGCCATTCTTTTACTTTGCAAGTCACGGAGGAGGTTGATTAATATGGCGATTTCAGGACGCAATACGGTGATTAAGGTTTCCACTGATGGAACGTCTTTCAGTCCGGTTGCTGAATTGAACGAGGGGACCGCTACCATTGAAGGGGACAACCAAGATGTCACCCGTTTCGGGGATGCGTTTGTGCGGCGGGTTCTCGGGTTGAAGGATGCTTCCTATGAGTTGTCCGGTTTCCGGGATGCAGAGGATACTGCTGGTCAGGAAGCCATTTTGGATGCGCTTTTGAATGATACTCCTCTGTATGTCCAATTCCTTGGAGATGGGTCGGTTGGATTCCAACAAGAGGTTAAGGTTGCCAGTTTTGAAGAGTCCAGTTCGGTTGATGGTGTTGTGGAAGTCTCCATTGAGCTTGAAGGCACCGGACCTATCACCAGAGTCTGAGGTGTTGACATATGGCGACTCCCGGGAGAAAGTCATTGGTTAAGGTGGCAGGTTCACCGTTGACCATGACGAATGAGGCGATGACGACCTCTGATAATATGACATATCAAATCTCCGACCCCGCAAAGCGGGTATGGGATCCGAAGGCCCCCATCACTGTGGAAGTGTCCACTGATGGGGAAACTTGGTCAGAAGTAACCAGTGGATATAAGTTGAACCGATTGGCCGGCATGGTCATTTTCAACACCGCACAAGCGCCCGAAACGCAGGTGCGGGTAAGCGGACAATATCTGTCTGTGTCTACGTTGGGCGAAACCTACGAGTATACCTACACCATTGAAGCAGACAACCAAGAAGCCACTGCTTTCGGTGACAACTGGGTGAAGCGGAAGCAGGGCCTTTTGGATGTAACGGCGGAACTGTCCAAGTTTCATGTGGACCTGGCGTTGTTTGACGCGCTGGATGCCGATAAGACCCTCGTGGTGGAGTTTTACTATGATAGCAGCAAAACTCCCCTGCGGGCATGGATGAAGCTTGCAAGCGATGAGGTATCCAGTGCTGTGGATGGGTTGGTGGAAGAGTCCTTGGAGTTTGAAGGAACACAAGATGCCGACGGGAGGGTGATTGCTCGTGTCTAAACTTCGCGATAAGATTGCAGCCATTAAGGACATCAAAGAAGAGAAGTTGCATGTTCCGGAATGGGGCGTGACACTTATTATCCGGTCTTTGAGCGGTGCAGATCGGAACAAGATTTTGAACGCCGCTATGAAGAAGGACGGAAATGTGGATCTGGACAAGTTTTATCCGGATCTGATTATTGCTTCCTGCTACGATCCGGATACGGGAGAAAAAGTGTTTGAACCCACTGACCGGGAAATGCTGCTTAGCAAGAACGGGACTGCCTTGGAGCGGATTGCCCAAAAGGCGATCAAGATGTCCGGCATGGATGACTTGGCGGCGAAGGAAAAAAACTGAGGGAACACCCAGAGTTGATGTTTTATTTCTTCTTGGCTGAGACTCTGGGCATGACTGTAGCAGAGCTCCTCCACAACATTTCGTCGGAGGAGCTTTCCTACTGGATGGCCTACTATAACATCAAAAGACAGGAAGAAGAAGCCGCGCAGAAAAAAGCCAACAAGGCGGCGAGAAGAAGGTGAGATCATGGCTCTGGCAGCGGAAGTAATGGTGAGGATTGCGGCCAATGCGAAAAGATTTGAGAGAGAAGTGAAACGAGCAGAAGACCGTTTGAATCGGATGGCCGATAAGATCCGCGACATAGGAACCGTGGCTCGGACCTCTTTGGTGGGATTGGTCCCGGCAATTGCCCCTATTGGGGCGGTCGCGGTCGGCGCTGCCGGGGCTATGGCCGCCGCCTTCGGGGCTGCGGGCGCTGCTGTGGCTGGCTTTGGAGCGGTGGCGGTATCCAACTTAAATGATGTCTTCGAGGCAAGTGAAGACATCGTGAAGATCAACGAGAGAATTGAGAAGGCCCAGGCTATGGGCGATATGAAGAAAGTCAATAAACTGATGGAAGAACGAGCCGCCATCATGGAAACTTTGAGCGACAACCAGCAACGGGCGGCGGTGGCCTTGGCTGAGTTCAGATCGTTTTGGGAAGACTTCACGAAATCGTTTGAGACCGAAACGGTCAATATGTTTATTATCTCCCTGAACGTCCTCAAGAATCTTCTTACCGCATTCAAACCGGTCGTCGAGGCCGCTTATGATGCCATCGGCGATCTTCTTGATTCGTTTGAGGGTGGAGTCAGTCCGGAGTTTCAACAGTTCTTTGATTGGATGGCGGCCCAAGCCGGTCCGGCGATCATTTCGTTTGGAACAGCCGCTGGAAACGTCTTTCGCGGCGTAATGCATTTGATGATGGCTTTCACGCCGATTATGGAGGATGTACAAAACGGCTTGGTAGGCATGACACAGGGGTTTTATGAATGGGCCAAGAGCTTGAAAACCTCTTCGGGTTTTCAGCGATTCCTTGCCTATGTGAAAGAGAATGGCCCGAAGGTTGTGGGTGTTCTCAAGAACATTGCAGGAGTAGCGAAACAGGCTCTGATTGCTTTGGCTCCGGTTGGCGATCTGATATTGACGGTTTTGGATAAAGCCACGGCCAAAATAGAACAGATCCTAAACCAATTTAATGTGAACTTCGGCCCATTGTTCAGAAAGCTGGTTGCAGGAATTAAAAGCGGTGACCCTCAAATTATTTCCATTGCTATTCTGGACATCATCAACCGAGCAATCAGCATTATGGAGAGTCTTGTGGGTCAAATCAATTGGGGCGGAGTAGCACGATTGTTTGCCCAAGGTTTTAGTCAATTGGTTCAGCATGCTGGAATTATCATTCCGGTATTGGTGGATGGACTTACGAGAATCATCCATCAGATCCCTTGGGGAACGATTGGCCAGGTTCTTGGTGAACAAGCGGGAGTAATTGTCCCTGCTTTGCTGAACGCTTTGGGAATGATTATTAACTCGGTGGCCGCGAATATTGGGACGCTCACCCCTGCCTTGGCAAACTTAGCGTTGTCCTTTGCGTTGGAGTTTATTGGTGCTCTCTTGGATCCGACTGTATGGTGGCAGGTGTTTAAAGAACATTGGCTTTCTTTGTTGCTTCTGATTTTAAGTCCGGCAAAGATTGTCAAGCCCATTGTTGCTATATTGAAGAAGATTCCCATAGTAGGGACTCTACTGGCTTGGCTTGTTGGAGGATTGAATCAACTGGGTGGTCCTGCTCGTGGCAAAGTGAAAGAGAGATTTGATGATATCCTGAAGGGTGCAAAAGACGGGTTTGCCCAGCGCTGGCCAACTATCAGGGAATGGTTGAAGAAACAGGCGCTTGAGTTGGCGGGATGGTTAAGGGATCAAGCTGCGGAACGATTTAAAAAGGCTGCGAGTAGATGGAAAGACAAACTGTTGGATGGATTGGAAAACCTCCCCAGCAGGCTGTTAAAAGCGGGGAAAAATGCAGTTCAGGAGTTTGTTGACGGGCTTCTGTCGAAGCTGGGATCTGTAGAGTCGGCAGCTAGAAGGATTGCACAAAAAGTAGCTGATTTTATCGGATTTAGATCACCAACCAAGGAAGGACCCGGGCGCTATGCTGATGAATGGGCTCCGAACTTCATTCGGATGTTTGCCGCTGGCCTTATCCGCGGGGTATCTGTAGTTGAAAATGCTGTGAGACGCATTGCATCCATTCTCCACGTGCCGTTTCAAACCATGACCAAAAGAGTAGAAACCTCTTTAAAAGGAACCCACGATGTAATCCGAAAGTACCTCCAGGCCATCTTGGAGGATGGCGACTATATGAACGACTGGTTGACCCACATGCCGAGGAGCATTGCGGATCCGTTGCGCAAGTACTTCCAAGCGATTCGGGAAGACGGAGACTGGATGAATGATTGGATCACTCATTTGCCCAAAAACATCCGTGATGCGGTGCGGACGGTCGGACAGATTGTCGCCCCCTGGTTGGAAGGCGGAGGAAACCCTCCTTGGATTCGGCAAACACTCCCGGAAGTGTACCAAGGCCAAGCCACCAGCGGATCCACCTACAACATCACAGTCAACGCACGCACAGCGGACATCGACGAAAGAGAAATGATGAGAGTGCTTCGTCGGATGGAGATGTTGGCCTAGGAGGTGGAATCGACATGGCAACCATCACTAAA